GATGAGAGTACATCAAATGCATTACAAAACATTGGTTTTTCAGCATATAACTATACTACAAAGTTAGGTACTGCAAATCTTTACACAGCACCAACTGGTGATAGTGCATCAGATTTCCATGTTTCAAACTGGAAGATCCTAACATACACAGCAGGAGCAAATGCACCAACTGCCTTAACAGAAAATGGTAGATTATGGTATAGTTCACTTGTAGACGAAGTTGATATTCTTGTACATAATGGAACTACTTGGAAGGGTTATCAAAATGTTTACTCTACAACAGATCCAGAAGGTCCAATTGTTAGTGCAACTGAGCCTACTCAACAATCAGATACAACTCCGTTGGTGACAGGTGATATTTGGATTAGTACAGCAGACTTAGAAGCGTATCCGCAAGTACACAGATACAATTCAGACTTAGGTAAATGGATCGCATTAGATGAAGGTGATCAAACTACTGAAGACGGTATACTATTTGCTGATGCAAGATTTGGTACAAGTGGTGGTACTGCAACAGCGGCACCGTCCGGAACAATCAAAGAAATGTTAGTGAGTGATCACTTAGATACAGATTGTCCAGATCCAGCTTTATATCCAAAAGGTATGTTGCTTTGGAACTTACGTAGAAGTGGATTTAATGTTAAGAAATTTGTACGTAATCATGTTGTAACAACAGATAAAAATGTTAGAATGGGCGATGAAAGCCAAGTTAACTACTATCCACATAGATGGGTAACTGAATCAGCTAATCAAACAGATGGATCAGGTTCATTTGGTAGAAAAGCCCAAAGAAAAGTTATCATACAAGCACTTCAGGCAATGGTAAACAGCAACCAAGACATTAGAGATGATGAGTCAAGACTGTTCAACTTAATGGCTTGCCCAGGTTATCCTGAATTGATCGGTGAAATGAATTCACTTAATAATGATAGAGGCTTAACAGCATTTATCGTTGGCGATTCACCGTTTAGATTAACTTCAGATGCAACTACTTTAAACAACTGGGGTAAAAACGTTAACCTTGCAGTAGAAGATAATGATAACGGACTTGTAACAAGCAGTGAGTATTTAGGTGTATTTTATCCAAGTTTATTTACAAGCGATAATGCAGGTAAAAATATTATTGTTCCACCAAGTCACGCAATACTAAGAACTATTGCATTAAGTGATCAAGTTTCGTTTCCATGGTTTGCGCCAGCAGGAACAAGACGTGGTGGTATTACAAACGCTACAGCTTCAGGATTTATTGATTCAGAAGGCGAATTTAAATCAATAGCATTAAATGAAGGACAGCGTGATACTCTACAACAAGTTAATGTAAACCCAATAACATTCTTAACAGGTGCAGGTTTAGTAAACTTTGGTCAGAAAACTAGGGCCGCAAACGCAAGTGCTTTAGATAGAATCAATGTTGCACGTTTAGTTGTGTATCTAAGATCACAACTTAAAAAACTTGCTAAACCATATATCTTTGAACCAAATGATAAAATCACACGTGATGAAATCAAAGCTCAAACTGATAGTTTGATGCTTGAATTGGTATCTCAAAGAGCATTGTATGACTTCTTAGTAGTTTGTGACGAGTCAAACAATACACCAGCGAGAATAGATAGAAATGAACTGTATTTGGACATTGCAATAGAACCAGTTAAAGCTGTGGAATTTATATACATTCCATTGAGGCTTAAAAATACTGGGGAAATAGCAGGACTCTAAACGGATAAATAAAAGTAATAGGAGCATATAGATGGCAATTTCAACACTTTCAAGATTAACAGTACCACTGGACAGTAACGCAAGTGCATCCAACCAAGGGCTGTTGATGCCAAAGCTACAATACCGTTTTAGGGTATCGTTAGAAAACTTTGGAACATCCAGTCCAACAACAGAGCTTACAAAACAAGTCATTGATACAACAAGACCAAACGTAACATTTGATCAAATGACAGTTGACATATATAACTCAAGAGTTTATCTTGCTGGTAAACACACTTGGGAACCAATCACAATTAACTTACGTGAAGATGTCAGTAACAACGTTCAAAAATTAGTTGGTGAACAACTACAGAAACAATTTGATTTCTTTGAACAGTCAGGTGCGGCTTCTGGTAGTGATTACAAATTCGTTACTAGAATTGAAATACTTGATGGTGGAAACGGAGCAAATGCGGCTAATGTATTAGAAACATATGAATTGTATGGTTGTTACGTAGAAAATGCTAACTACAACACACTAAACTATGCAACTTCAGAGCCTGTTACAGTAACTTTATCCATTAGATACGACAACGCAATACAAACTCCGCAAGGAACAGGAATTGGTACAGCAGTTGGCAGAACTATTAATACTGCAATTACTGGTGGTGGTTCTACATAAGATTTTTAGCAATTATAAATTAATAAAAAAGGGCCTCCAGGGGTCCTTTTTTTATGACCTAATTAAATACCCACATAATAGAATAGGCTAAATATTAATATGAGCTTTTTGAATGGATTTTTAGATAATGTATTTTCTGGGGCACTAAACCCCAAAGGTAATCTTGCAGATTATCAACATGGAGCAAGACTGTATGTTGACGATAGTCATAGATTATCTCCTAAGGTAAAATTTCTTTACCATGTGTCTTTCAACATAAATTCACAAGCCGCAAGTATTATTCCACAATTAACACAAAAACATAGCAACGAACTTAATATGTTGGTTAAAAGTGTTCAGTTACCTGCTTACAATATTCAAACTGATGTAAAGCATCAATACAATAGGAAACGTGTAATACAAAAAAGAATAGATTATCAACCAATTAATATTGTTTTTCATGATGATAACTTTGGTGTTACTACTGCAATGTGGGAAGCATACTATAGATATTATTATAGAGATGGTAACTATACAGCCGTCCAGCCAGACGGTTCACCAGATCCAACAAAAAAACAATTTAAAAATCCAACACAATTTAATAGAGGATCAGCTTTTGCTCAGAAGCAATATAGATACGGTTTTGATAATGATAGCTTAGAACCTTTTTTCAACAGCATCGTCATATATCAAATGTCGCGTAAAAAATATACAGCTATGACATTGGTAAATCCTATAATTGCAAGTTGGACGCATGACACAATGGATAATAGTGTAAGTGATCCGGTATCCAATAGTATGTCTGTAGAATATGAGACTGTTCACTATAGTAGGGGAGCGATAGGCAAAGGCGGACCCAAAGGATTTGCTGAAGAACATTATGACAAAACTCCTAGTCCTAATTCCTTATTAGGTGGTGGTGCTTCTAGTTTATTAGGCGTCGGAGGAGTACTTGCAGGAGGATTTGGAGTTATAGATGATATTACAGGCGGTAATGTAAGTTTTGGTACAGTATTAAAAGCCGCAAATACGATACAAAATGCAGGCAACTTATCAAGTTCTGGAATAGGTGGAGAACTTCTAGGTGAAGGAATATCTGCAATAGGTAGAACAACTGGTATAGATGTAAGCGGAGTTTCAAATGTTGCTTTTCCTAAAGGCGCCGGCGGAGGTAGTACAACCACAGTAGCCGCGGCGGCGGCTCTAGTTGCAGGTGCAAATTTTTTGACTAATTCAGGAAGTAGCGGAGCACAAACTTCCAGTACAGCGTCTACAACAAATAACCCAAGTGGACCTGCTCCAGGAATGTTAGCAGAGGAGTAAAAAATGGTACAACTTAATATCCCTCAAAAACCAGATACAGGAAGTGGTGATAAGGTAAAAAGATATTTCAACACATATTACGGATACCAATTAGAATTTCCTAGCAACGATGTTGATGCTGTAATAGGTTTTTTAATAAACAAAGGTTTCGATACAGTCGCCGCTCAGTCTACGGGATCAGTCCTATTGCAACAAGCGAAGATAGATGGCATCAAAGTATTTGAACTTTTAGATACTCTAAAAAGTTTAGACAAATTACAGTTGAGTTACACAGTGGCACAAGTCTTGAATTTTAACAGACAAAAAACTAGCACACTAGGCTTTCGAGTAGAAAACACAGATACTCCGTTAGAAGCAAGAAACATCATGGGGTAATACCATGGCAAAACAATTTGCTCAAGGAAAATACACCTTAAAAAATCCAACAAAATACGTAGGCAGAAGAACACCAACATATAGAAGTAGTTGGGAATTTGCTTTCATGAAGTTTTGCGATGAAAATCCATCTATACAAGCATGGGCAAGTGAGGCAGTAAAGATTCCATATAGAAATCCATTAACTGGCAAAGCAACAATTTATGTGCCTGATTTTTTCATACAATATAAGACAAAAAAAGGAAAAAATATGGTTGAACTTATAGAAGTAAAACCAGATAATCAAACAATGAAAGAAAACCTTGGCAAATCTCGTCATAATCAATTGCATTATGTATTAAATCAAGCAAAATGGGAGGCGGCAAGTAAGTATGCAAAATCCAAAGGAATCAAATTCAGAGTAATTACAGAAAAGGATATGTTCCATCAAGGTAAACGATAAATAATACTAGCAATTAAGTGAGTATATAATGACCAAAAAATTAGAAGAAATTCTTGATCTTCCTGATTCAAAAGAAATTATAAAGCAAGATAAAGAAAAAGAAAAACATAATGCAATACAGCAACAAAACGAAACATTGCGTGACATTGCAGAAATGGATAAAATCACTAGTGCATTGCCGGCTGTAAAAGGATTAGGCGAGATGGCTGATACCGAGCTAAATGAAGTAGCTTCGAAAGCCATGGATGCATATGACGATTTAATGGATTTAGGCATGAATGTAGAATCTAGATACTCAGGCAGGGTATTTGAGGTAGCTGGAGGTATGCTCAAAACCAGTCTCGATGCCAAGGTTGCTAAGATAGATAAAAAATTAAAGATGGTAGAACTACAATTACGTAAAGAAAAACAAGATAAGGACGGTAAAATTGATGGTGAAAGCATTGTACAAGGTGAAGGTTACATTGTAACTGACCGCAATAGTTTGTTAGAAAAACTAAAGAATATGGATAAATAATTTATAAGGACGGTAATATGTTTGAAAAATATCTAAACGAAGCAAAAAAAGTATATGAATTTAAGATCGGAGTAGCTGGAGATCTTCCAGAAGGCTTTGCTGATGATCTAGAGCAATGTTTACAAAGATTTAGCGTTGCATCAATGGGTGCAGGCAAGAAAACTCCTATTCAAGAGAGACCGTTAGATTTTCCAAAAAAGACCAATTGTGAAGTAACATATTGGGAGACAGGTTTAAACTATCCAACTACACCACAAGTTTTAGAAGAATATATTGCACAATGTTGTATGTGTGAAAGATCAGACATTCTAGTAAGAACAAAAGAAGATATTAGACATGAGTACCAAGATACAAAAGAAGAAAATCCATATCAATCAAAACTAGAAACTGAAGACATGGGTCAACAAGATCCAGATGCACAGAAACAAATGGGTAATGAAAGAGTAATGGAACTTCTTAAAGAGTTGGAAACTACTAGAAAAGAAAAAACTAATGATCCTATCGCAGATGTTAAACCAGGCGAAACTAAAGATATAAGCGATAACATTGGTACAACATCACCTATAGGGAGCAAATAATGAATGATAAAGAATC